TCCTGACCTCCGCCAAGAATGATTGGTCGAAGAAGTTCTTTGTGTTTTGCGTATAAAAAACCCACGCCTTTTGGAGCGTGGAACTTATGACCGGAGACTGAAAGAAAATCGATATGATCCCTTTCCACATCAATGTCCATATTGCCATATGCCTGGACACAATCTGTATGGAAGAAGATACCATACTTCTTACACTTTGCTCCGATCCTCTGGATGTCATAGGAATTTCCCGTTTCGTTGTTAACTGCCATCACGGATACAAGACCGGTATTTTTCCTAATCTTACTGGTGAGTTCGGCGGTATCCAATTCACCGTCTTTACCCATAGCCAAATACTCAACTTCAAAACCATGATAAAACAGGTATTTCATAGCTTCCAAAACGGAAGGATGCTCTACCGGAGTGGTAATCACATGAGTCTTGCCGATGGAAATAAGGTGTTTTGCCAAACCCACAATCGCCAGTGTGTTTGCTTCTGACCCGCCAGAAGTGAAGATAATATCATCGGGATCAGCATTGATTGGCTTCGCACACTGTTCTCTTGCTTTCTGCATTGCCTTTGCCGCATCCGCTCCCATTGTGTGAATACTCCCTGCGTTACCGTACATTTCTGTGAAGTACGGAAGCATAGCATTTACCACTCGCTGAGAGACCTGTGTGGTTGCGGCATTATCCAAATAGATCATGGGAACCACCTCCCATCAATGGTTATCGTTATCGGTGTGCAGCGTTACGCCGGCACCGAAGATAAACTCCTTGATGTCAGTATCGTACTCATGCAGGAAATCATCCAGAGTGCGATAATCTTCGCGACTCTGATGGTCAATATAACCATCTGAAGGATCGAGCCAAAGCCCCTTGCAGTTTGCATACTCTGCAACGACCTCATTGATACGGTCAAAATCACGCGTTTCAATGAAGTTCTTAATATCCTCTTCGTTGGTTACATCATCATAGCACGACTCGTTACAGCCATTCAGGCAACGAGCCATTGTCAGCAGATAGCTCAATCTGGTTTCCTGATCGGTGTAGTCCCAGACCTCCCAACCAAACTCGCCAAACTCTGCATGGACATATCCGTCCTCGCTGACATACAAATAATTGGTGGACAACCCCTTACTATGGTCAACGGTCACAGAATGGGTGCTACTGGAGTTCGTTTCAAAAACTCCTCTGCGAATTTGCTTCATTACTTTTCAGCCTCCTTTGCATCAAGCTGTGCGGCAAGATCCAAGGCACGATACTTCCAAGCATCTGCGTCGGTGACTACACAGTCTTCTCCGACTGCCAAGCCAACGATTGCTTCATCCTGGTAATGGTTGTCCTTGAAAAACGAAACCCTCAGCTTCATAGGTTCCTGAGTGTCATCGTAGTCTACAACAATGCTGTCGCATCCTGCAGCCTTGTTCGGATCAATAGTCAATTCTCCAATTCGTCTGTACATTCTTTGTAATACTCCTCTATCGGCATAGATTCATAATATCCGGTGGTCTCGCCGTTCTTACCCCTGGGAACACAGTCATCACAGAACGGGCAGATCCAGTCTAAGGTGATACGGGTGGCAGGCTTACCGCAGCGAATGCAGGTATAAGCGGAAAGATTTTCGTACTTGGGAATAATCTCCCGCAGCATTTTCTCAGTACAACCGTGGTCATACCATCGCAGAGTTCCAAACTTCTCTTTGATCTGAGTAATGCGGTACTTATCAAGATACCCAATCTTGATAAGTTCCTGTCGGATTTCCTCACACATCTGCTCACCAAAGGCAATGCGCCAACCATTAGGCATAGCGTCGAGTTCGGTGTAGGAATAGTCGTAATCTTCGGGAACCTTATCCGTCCACCGATTGTGCGGCAAAAGAAACGGGTATCTCTCAATGAGTTTCTTGTTCTGTTCCTTTGTCATATCCATCGTTTATCACCTCCGTTTAATACAGCGTCCACCAGTAGTCAAAACATTTTCTATACTGGTTTCCACGATAGACTTTAGTGTTCATTGAAGACTACCTGTTCACCTTTCTTCAAAGTCCAGCAACCGCCGCTGACAGATGCACACTCAGTACAGTTGCCAGCACATTCCACCGCACCATCTCTGGCAGTTGTGGAACCATCGCGATAGCGCACATGAGCTTCGGGTAAAGAAAAAGGGTTGATCATTTCAAGACCAACCCATCCGCTGAACACGATATGCAGATTTTTAGGAAGCTCGCCGTGAGCCACTATGTATTCGTTTACGATCTCAAACTTCTTGGTAAAGCAGAGAATGTCGCAATGTTTCTGGCGTATTGCTACCTCAACCATTTTATCGAAGTAGTCCTTATTCGGAATGTCGCCGGATACATGAAAGCGGAAGTATCGTGACAACATGATCGTTGCCTCAACCTCCCGCCAATAAATATCAGGTGCCTCAATTAGCACCTGAAGATTGTTTTTATATGCTTGTGCTACTGTCCTTCGGATCTTTTCCAGCTTTCTGGCGTAACATTTCTGCTGACAGTCACAGGCTCTGCAGGTCACTACAGCCGGGAGCGATACACTCTGAATCGCACCCATCTTAGAGTTGCCCTTACTGATGCTTACTACTCCCATTTACTTCACCTCGCTTATCGTCAAGATGGAAATGCTTTTTGATAATCTCCATCATCTCGTCGTCTTCAATGTAAAAAGGGTCTTCTGTCAGTACATTCATAATCAACTGGCCGAATCTCCAATCTGGGCACTGACTTTCCCAAATGTCGGCGAGCTGATTGCAAAACTTACGAATACGCTTAGGATCTCTCATCGTCCACCTCTGTTGCGTCTGCGGTATGCATATCTTGTGCAGACCATAATTCTTTTGTTGCTCCAATTAGGATGTTTCGCTCTGATGGAGTAGAATATAACCTTCCACACATCCATACCATTCCTCCTCACAACCACCGCTCAACATAGTCGCGGTCTTGTGTGAAAATCGGAGGCTCCTTGTCGATAATCCATTTGCGTCTGGAAACCGCGATGATCTTACCGGGATTTTTCGGATCAGGCATATTGGTTTCCTCAGCTTGCCTATAGCAGCAAGAACCTCTCTTGCAATCCACGGGGAAATCGTTCCAGTTGATACCATGTACCTGCCACAGCATCTCCTGAATCATGTTTGTAGTCTTCTTATGAAGCTGATTGGCGCTGAAATATGCTTGTCCAACAGCCTCGATACTGTTCCTGGTGGCATCCTGCTGTCGCCAAATCAAGCAGTTGCAAACTTCATCCTTGGGGACTGAGAATGCACGAGAATCAAAAAGAGCACCCTTATTCAGCGCCCTCTTCAAAGTTTCTGCGTATTTGTTCAGTTCCTTTTTGATCTCAGGATCTTCGCCATACATACCACTCAGTACATCTTCCCGATTAAAATAATCATCAATGTTCTGATAGAGCGCCTTGTTAAAAGCCAGAGTTGCCAGCGATGCTGAGATGCTGCACATCTTCTGGAGATTATATCCAAACCACGCATCGGTTGTGATGGTCGCGTAGTCCGTCAAAACCAAAGTGATTTCGTCAGACTGTGTGTAGCCAAATACACAACCCTGAATATTGGCGCAGAGACTCTGCATGGTCTGTTGCATGGTTTTCATCAAAATAGAATCAAAAGGCTTTTTCATGCCCTTTGTAAAGGTGTGAAACGCCTTGCCGTCAATGCGGATCACAACTGGGATTCTGCGTGTCAGATAGCTACGAGAAATATTTTCATAGCTCTCTTTCATACGGTCACCCAAAGAATCCTTCTTATTGCTCATCGCTGCACCATCCTTTCATAATCAAATGTTTAATGATTGCGGGGCGCTCGTTTTCAAGGTTACCACTGATGACAGCATCAAGAACCTCGTTTAGAATTCGCCCAACATCTTTACCCTCTTTTATATCGCAGAGGTTCATAATGTCATACCCGTCAATGACCAGATCCTTCAGCTTAAAACATTGGTTCTGCTCAATGATTTCGCTTGCCATCATGCCAAGAGCGACACATCTGTCAATGCGAGACTCTTGCGTATCTTTTCTGTGAGCCAGAATATCTGCCATGCGAATATCAAGTAGCCGCATGAACTGCTTTTCACCGACTTTATTGAGCCATCTGCGAACTGTTTTGGGGGTAGGCTCAATAACTGCATCGTGATACAGCACCAGTTCAAGAATGTCGTCTCGCGATTTGTTATCAAAACGAAGTCTTGTTAGGACTTTTTCTGCAAGGTCATGGCTGAAAACCCCGTGACCGTAGAAGTGCCCACCATTGTGATCTTCTGTATAACAGCATGGTTTACCAATGTCGTGAAGCAGAAGTGATACATTTACCACCGGATCTGTGGCGTCGTAGTTTGCAACCGCATGAGCAATATGATCGTAAATCGTAAACTCATGGAATCTGTTGTTCTGGTCAAACCCAATGCAAGGCTTAAGTTCGGGGATAATCGTTGCCATCACATCGCTATATTCGAGCATGATATTGAGAATACCCTTGCCGGCCAGCATCTTGCATAGTTCTGACTGGATGCGCTCTGCAGCAATGTTCATCAGCCTATCTTTGTTTTGGTGAATGGATCTTGCTGTTTCTTCGGCAATAGAAAAACCGTATACAGATGCAAATCGCATTGCTCTGAGGATACGCAGTGCGTCCTCTCCAAACCTATCGTCTGGATTTCCAACACAAGAAATCATGCCGCGTTCCAAATCTTCTCTGCCACCAAAAGGATCAATTAGACCATTGTGGTTATATGCCATTGCGTTAATGGTAAAGTCTCTGCGTGCCAGATCTTCAACCACATTCGTTACGAACCTTACCGAATCGGGGTGGCGGTTATCTGAATATTCGCCATCCACTCGGAATGTAGTGACCTCATACTGCCCATCGTCCATTACGATGGTTACCGTACCGTGCTTCAATCCTGTTTCGATAACACGCTTGTCACAAAAACTGTATAGAATTTGTGACGGAGAAGCAGATGTACACACATCCCAATCCTTAGGCTCGACGCCAAGCAGACTGTCTCTTACACAGCCACCGACCACATATGCGTCATATCCTGCCTGCTGTAGAGTATGGATAATAATTTGGGCGCCCTGAGGAATATGGATATCACTCATTGATCGCCCTCCTGTTTACTTCCACCACGAACTCTTCAACACGCTTCATATTGGGTGTTGCCGGCAGGTCAGTGTTTTCCTTGGCATACTTCAAACGCTTCTCGTAGCTATTCACTAAGTCGAAGAATTCCTGCCTATATGAACCATCTTCTCTCTGGAATTTACCATTACGAATACTCAGCAAAAACTCCCGATCTCCGTAACGGTAGGTATTGATCTCACCCTTTTCCAGAATGTCAAGGCACATCATGTACAGACGGATCAGGTGCATGGCGTGCTTGTTGAGATGGTTATCGTCCTTTTTACGATTTCGATGGTTCAACTTTTCATAGTTGCCAATGACATTGGAAAGCGTATTTATCATCACGCTGAAATCTCTTGCGGGGAACTTGTCGATGTGAATGTTGCAAAAGACCTCTCGATCCAAATCATCGCGTGAACTTTCATCTGTAAACAGGGTAATGCCACCGCTATCCATCACAGAATAGCGGTCTGCAAAAGCCTTAAAAGAACGCTCCATTGCACTTCGGATATGTTCTTCGGTATCCGCCTGACACATTTTGTCTCTTGCCAGAGCATTCTGCAGACGGCGTAGTTGCTGCGTTGCATACCCGCCAAAAGAATTAACTGCTTTCTGAGAAAGGAAGAGATCGCGGTTGTCAATCATCATCTGTCCAGCGTCAGAGATGTAAAAATAATGCTCTGGCTTGCAGCCGAGCATCTCAATGGTGTTAGGGTTGCAGTTAAGCAAAAGACCAATCAGTTTATTAAACCCGTAGATCGTGGTATCGGTCTGCGTGTGTACGACCTGTTCAAAATTCGAAAGGCCGAGGATATCGCTTTTGCTGTTCATCGCACAACCTCTGACATCGACATCCGATGTTTCAATGTTTGTGCCGTAGGCGTAACTTCCGCCCAGCGTCAGAAACATAATGCGATCTTTCAGATGCGGATTGGTTCGCAGAAAATCGTATTCTTCACCTGCGACCATCTCCTTGATTTGTTCAATCGTCATACGATCCTCCTTCCTTGGTATGTTTCATACAATGCTTTCTGTGGCGCATACTCACCAAAGAGTTCGATCTCTTTTTCAAGCCGCGCTTTGACAGCATCTTCTTTGTGTTTGTATCTTCCTATATAAACCCGCCTGCCGTTATACGAAATGTTGGCGAGCCACATTCCACGCTCCCTGTCAAAGAAAACCCCAGTGACACCGGAAGTGTTAGTGGAATAAAGACCTCTGTTGCGGTCATTTTCATTAAACGCACAGCGCCTGAGATTACGCTTGCGGTTATCTTTTCTGTTCTTGTTGATATGGTCGACGATTTCACCCGCATTGGCGTGTATCACGATTCTGTGAAACCTTGAGACTTGATAACGACCGAAATAGTAATAGCCGCATACAAGATATCCATCTTTATCGGGATACCAGTTGCGGCTTTCAATCAAATGCAGATCCTCAAGATCAAACAGATATTCAGATGTACCCAGATGAAGAACGCCATGCGTTGACAAAAGCTCAACCCATCTATCAATCAGCCTTGATGTTGATTTCATTTTCGCTCCACACATGGTGGCGAGTGTAGCCCTCTGAAGATGTATCTCCGTAGAGGTAGGCTCTTGCGTTTCTTGTTTCCAAATCGACATCTGCTGCAACAAGGTCGATTTCGACGCCATCTTCTCTCTGAAGGTAAACAAAAATTTCAGGGTAACACTCGGAATCACCACCGATACAGGCTGTCAAAAGTCCCAAAGGCGTTGGGACACTGATCTTCTCCACGGTTAAAACTCCTCTCCATCTTCACACGCACACCATTCATCGTAGCTTGCAGGTGTCATACCCTCATAATCTTCGCTGCTGTGGGAAACCGCCCACTCCACAAGGTATCTGATGTAGCGCTCCCACTTGACATCCCCGTCGACCAAAGCCCATTCACTCAGGGAAATACCGCTTTGCTCCAGCCAACCGAATTCACGCTCCAGAAAATCTCCCGGAGCGCTTTCTTCGTGACCGTTGGTTTCGTCATATCTTGATGCGGCGCCCTCATCAAAACCGAGAATCGCAACAAACTCTCTCGTAACCATCTTACAACCCTCGCTTTCTTGTGAATTAGGCGCTGAGGGTTTCACGGTAAGCCGCAAGCAGCTCTGCCATCTCAGGATTGGTATTGGCAATGGTCTGGTAAACCAGAAGTTCCTGGCTGTCCTTAACCATCTTGTCCATCTTCTTTTTCAGGGCGGTGCGGTTGGCACGCATCTCACAGCGCTTTTCGTATGCGGAGAGATCAACCTTACAGATGATTTCTGCGGTAGGAGCAGCGCCAGAATACTCAGCGGCAGCTTCAATGCCAACCACCTTAACAACACCGTAGTTGCTGGCACCATATCCGTTGTTGGACTTGACCAGTGCGTAATCACCGACCTCAACCACTCTGTCGTACAAAGCGAAGTGGTACACCTTGGTGGTATTGGTGCCCTCAACAAACTTTACAGATGCAACTTCTTCATAACCGTTCATAGCCATAAGTAAATCCTCCTTGTTAATGTTCATTATTATTGACGAAAAGCGCCGTTTTGTTTATATTTATTGACATTATGCAACCCAGCAGAGAACCATCTCATCTTCTCTTGCACATTCATTGTTCTCCACGAAGTCGATCAAATCATCCACCTTATCAAACGGAACTTTGCAAAGGTCAAACGGACACTCGGGCAGTTTCTCAAAAGCGTCTTCGGTAAAACTTTCGTCACAGTATTCGGTGTAATCCTCAATGGTGTCGTAAGACAGAACATCAAAACAGAATGTTTCTGTGTCGAGATCGATTGTCACACGACCTTCTTCCCATTTTCTGGTTTCTTCTTTTCCGCTTTCGGTCACAGCAAGCAAACCTTCATTACGGTTAACACAGTCCTTGAATTTGAGATGCCCAAATTTGTCTGACTGCTTCTTGATTTCTTCTCGCTCGGCTTCGTTGACACCGCCGCCGGTTGCCTCCAGAAGATCAATCGCCATCTTCAAACCAACGATTGCCTCGGAGTCGTAATACGCCTCAATGACTTTCTTCGTCAGACAGAGAGCAGAATGTGTATATGCTGACCAGTGGTAATAGCAGTTTGCCAATGAAGTTTCGCCATTTACGATTTCAATGTTTAATCTCTGACCCATAGGGCACCTCCTTATCCGAAAAAGTATCTCTGCGGTTCAGTCTCTTTGCCGTCTGATTCCTGTGTTGACCAGGCAGAGCCGCACTTTCTGCAGCTATAAAGCCGCTCCGTAAAGCCGGAAAGTGACTCGTCAGAGCCAATTACGCATTCGCACATGATTGGGAAACCACATTCAGGACACACCTTACCGCTTGCCCAATTCACAAGGAACATCATTTCCTCGTGGACACCGCCATGATATCCGAGGATAAAGTCTGCGTTCGGATATTCTTTTGTGTAGGAGTCATATTCCTCAGTACCGCTGTTGCAGTAATACCACTCACCCTGAAAACAGTTGGGGAGAGCTTCAAAGAACTCGTCTGTGTTGCCATTGACTTCCTTATAAATCTGAAGGATTCGGTCTTTGTCAACAACTTCAATTTCCCATGAGCCTTTTTCATCGTTCGCCTGTTTATTTTGGTAGATTATGTATGCCTGCCAATCACAGCCGTGGATTTTGCCGGGAAGAAAGACGGCATCGACACCGTCCTGTATCTCAATCTTTCTCATGCTTTCCTCCTGCTACTTCATTTCTTCGGACAGCAATTTATCTATGTCATGGAGTGTTTGGTTTGAAAATGTATTCCATTTATTAAAGGCAACCTCTTCCAACTCAAGATCTACATACTGTTTCCACACCTCTGGATACCTGTTTCTGATATCCCTGTGTTCTGCCAGTTTGGCGTTTGGGCAAAACCAACAGCCGCCTCTATGTGAAAATTCGTATGTCGGGCTTAAAAGTCCATACTCCCGACACAGCGCCATTGCATCCGCTTCTGTAAGCCCGTACTTCTCCAACAGAGAAACATTGCTTGTCTTGTGGAGACTTGCGAGGCGCCGTGGTTCATCAACTGCGATCCCCACATACTGGATACACTCGTCTTTGATGGCTTTGTAATACGCTTTGATGGCACGCAATTTGCAATCTCTTTTTACGGAGCATAACCCGTTTGGCGGGAACCCGTATTTCATTCCCTTGTGTTCAAGGTGCTTTGTAGGTCTTTCGATCACACGGTTGAACACAGACAAAAAGTCGCGGTCTGAATGGACGATATCCACTCTATAGCCCCACGACTCAAAAATCGGTATTGCTTTGTTTTTGATGAAATCAATGTGCTGAGGATTTTCTCCGCTGATTCCATTTGCTTTGTCGAACATAACCTCAACGAACACGATGCTGTCAACCGGCTCGTTGTGTAAATGTGCAAGAATTATGCTCGCTGTGCTGTCTTTTCCACCAGACCAACTGACTGAATAGTGCATGGAAGGTATGTAAACAACATACCCGACACCGCTTGACTACCATTAGATTGATCTGCAATCCGCAAAGGCTTTGGTGTTACTTGTTCGCCACTCGCCATCACAAAACAGTTAGGTTGCTAAAAGCTCCCTTCGCTGCACTTTTGCTGTCTGGAGCATCCGTCTCCAGAAACTAATTTCATCTTTGTCAGCCCGGTAGATAGCATGATCCAACATCGCCTTGCACTCTTCGATGTTATGTTCGAGTTCACCGAGTTCTGGTATTGACTCGGTGACGCAAGTTTCGCCCATAAAGGAAGCATATCCCATGCGGGCTTCTTGCATTGTCATCGCTATCACTTCCTTTTCAAATAGTCGCTTAAATGTTCGCCGGCTTTCAGCCTGATCTCTTTGTGGGTACATCCGGTGATTTCACACTCACCCAACCACTGATACCAGTTTTCCAAAAGTACATCAGGGTTACACCCGCTTTCGCCGTTCTTATCTCTGATGAAGCAGCGACCAACCCATTCTGCCATGAGATCTGCAGAGGGGTATACGATTGTAAAGTCAATACCCGCCGCATCAAGAGCCTCTCTAACAGAGGCATGACTGCTCACAAAGATGTAGTCATACTTGCCGGATTCAAGCTTACACTTAATGTGGTCAATATAGTTTTGCGGGAAACTTGGATTTCGTTCTTTGGTTTTTCTGGCGTTGGGACTGTACATACCCCGTTCGTCATTTTCGGGACATTCCCAAACCCAACTGAAATAGGAACTATCAGAGTCCAAAATCTTTAAGCCAAGCTGCTCTTGATTTTCACATAACCAAGTCTTTCCACAGGCAGGAAAGACGCTGTAAATCTTTGTTTGCATACTCTACTCCAATCGTAAAAAGGTTTCTATACACTCTCGGCAGCTTCTACCTCGGGCATCTGAAACATACCGCGCTGATCCTTTGCAGCATAAACCATATACCCCAACGAAAGCGCAAAGTGCATTTTCACAACTATCACCGCCAAAATATTCTGTAATTTCTTCGACGGTCATGTTGGTAATCATTTGCTTAAATTTCTCAAGATTAGTCATAGAGGCAACCTTTCATATCGCGTCTCAAATAAGCAAAGCAGACAATTCTTTGAATCTTTCATCTTTAACATTTACAGCCTCTATTCCTTTTCTGCCGCTTGCATACTCAACAGAAAAAATAACCTTTTGACCAACTGTATATGTGGTATTACTAAAAAATCCCTCGTATGTCCTCATCTTAGATTGGCTTGATACGACTGACGCTTTAACGGGTGTATTATCTTTTACTAACCACTCCGCTCTCTTGAGAGCTTCTTCGGCTTTGCGTATTTTTAACTTAATTCGCTCTTCTTTTTTTCTTGCCAGCAATTCTTCGTTTCTTCGTTGGTTTTCAGCACGCATCTGTTTCCGCTTTTCTTTTCTTGCCTTACATTTGACGGCATAATCAACATCTGTTTTCCGGTGATATACCTCACCGCAAATAAGAAAGAACAATCCTGAATACATAAACACAACGGATATTACCGTCAAGACTTTTAGCACGCTTTCGTTAGTGAATGGTACGAAAAAACACATCATAAATGGAATCAAGATAAACAACAATCCACATCTTTTTATGGTGTAGCCATTCATAAAATCACACTTTCATATTCGGTATAACCATCGGCTCGGGAGGAATCCATGCCCAAACCGTATAGCCGAGGTTGTCGCTATTGTCAATCTCATCAGAGTATGCTTCAGCCATAATGCCGCCCCACATTCTTTGCGAACATTGAAAAACTTCACCATTATCGAATACGGGGACTCCATAATCGCCGTCCTGATGATAGCTGCCAGTAAACTTATACCCGTTGTTCCTCAGCTCTTTTGCAATAACTGACCTAACGGCTTTGACTTCCGCTTCTTTGTAAGTCCCACCGAGAGGGAACATTTCTCTATATCTGGGATCATCCCATTCAGTCCACCCAACAATCTTCATCAGGCACCTCCTTTATGCTATTGATTGCACAAATTTATTAAAACTGGAGCCTTTGTGCATCACAGATGATCTTGTGGAACTCCTCTTCGGAGATCTCATATTCATCATTTTCAAAGTGTTCTTTGAATGCTCTGTTCAAACCGATGCAAATATCCTCTGCATACTTGGCAAACTCCGCATAGATCATTGCCATCACCCTATCACCAAGGGCTCGGTGGTCTATAACCTCATGCATATTAGGGTGAGCCCACACTGCATCAACATCAGCACGAATATTTGCCTGTTGCTCTTGTATGTCATATACCCTGGCTTCAACATCGTAAATTAGTCCCTGCAGGCGATCAAAATCTTCAGGCATTAGTACCACTCCCAGTAAAAGAGTGCTTCCTCCTCGTCGGGTTCGATTGCTTCAATTCGATCCTCGGGGAAAGCCTTGTTGAACGCCAGGAGCATTGCACCGGAAAGAATGTAGAAACCTGTATTTTCCACATCTTCCTCAATGTGCTCGTGGAACCAATCCTGAATGTCGTATGCTTTACGCCAGTATCGAATCTCTTCGGAGTCACACACAAAGCGCTTTTCCACGCGTTCAACAGTGTATTTGCGTTCAATATCCTCGTTGGAAATTTCTACTGTCTTTTTGGCCTCACGATCAGTGATTGCAATACGATAGGCGCTCATCATGCTGATGTAGGAATCATCTGACAGCTTATAGTCCTTTCGGATCTTTTCCATGTCGTAATACTGGCTTCTAACCTGAAGCTGCTGAACATATGGAGCGAGCTGACGATACATCGGCTCCTTCAGTTCGTCCTCATCCAAGATAATGCCGCTGATATCCACGCGGTCATAAATTACGGAGTCATCCACATGAGGTTTGGAGATCCGGCGAATTTCCATATCCAGTCCCATTAGTAATCCTCCTCTGCATCCTCATCATCGCCAATGAAAACTACATAGGCGAAATCGACCTTACCATCAATACCAATGTGGTAAATACAGGGGTAACCACCATCACCATAACCGGAACTGGTGACTACTCCGTCAGCAAAAACGCCAGCATTGGCTTTTGACAGAGTAATATTGCACATCTTGTCATACCAATCGTCATCCTCGCCACCGTTTCTGGCAACGAAATTGTTGTCGTCATAGAAACCCGCCTGACCACTATCGACACCGGTTTCAAAATCTGCAATTTTCCAATCTGTTGAAAGCAGAGGAGACAACCCGTCTGCCGTACTATTGATTGTTTGTGTCGCCAGAGGAAGTGTGCAATCTTTGTGCTTTACGGCAAGAACTGCTACACGGTCGCCCCACCCTCTTGTTGCCTCATTATCGAGGATCAGAACTGCCGCCTCCCAAATACCGGGCTTGGTGTCCAAAACACCGCTGCACCAAACATCAGGCTTGTAACAGGGATCGCTGACTCTCATTTTCCCCGCAATAGAAAAGTTGCCGAGCTGTGTCAATTCAGTTTTGTATTTCATCCTTACACCTCCGCATATGTAAAAAGTCGAGAGATAAAAAAGACCCGAACAGATCATGTAGTGAATGGAACTCATGTTGTTCGGGTCTTGATGTCGAATATTAAATTGTTTGTTCGGTTGCCTTGTTCAGAACGAAAGCTTTCTATGCCTTACAGCCAATTTGAGCTGACACGAGGTCAGGCATTAAGTTCAGAACTTACTAAGTAAAGTATAGGGAGAATCATTCCCAAATAATTTTCTTCATTTTCAAACGACGCATGGCGAAACGCATCTCGTAAGCGGCAATTCTGGAACGAATTGTTGAACTGTCGGGCTGTGCATAGATCGCTTGGCGAATAACAGAAATTCTTGAATAACGGATGTCGCTCCTCCAGATAGAGCCTTAAAAAAAGCAAGGCAGCTTTTACATCTATTTCAAGTAGATTTGTTATATGAAACGACCAAAGTCGGTGAGTACAGGTACTCGGTTCGCAGCGTTACACTTCATCTGCGACTGAAGCGACTGATAAGTCAAAGTCCACTTTCGCCCTGAACAAGACAACCGAAGTTGTCTGTTCGATTATGCATTAAGCAGCAGGAGTAAGAAACTGCTCAATAGCATCCTCGAAGGAATCGTTGACGCTGTAATCGGGGTTGTAATCTACCGCCAGCTCAACCATTGCCTTATCAATGGCAGTAGACGCTTCGTCGGCGCACTGGATCAGCTTCTTGCTGATACCCTTGACTTTGTTGCGGTCGAAGTCGATGGTGGTTACTTCCTTAACCTCGTAGGCATACTGAACCTGATTGCCTTCGGCGTTAAACTTGTAGGCGTATGCTCTGGTCATACGCTCGGAAGGCTTCATATTGCCCATACGAGACAATGTGGCAGCCACACTCTGACGAATGCGATTGTTGGCAACCTCAGCATCAATGTCAATGCTGCAGCCCTTCTTAGCCTCACTGATCGCCTTGGTCAGCTTCTGCTTCTCGTCGATCAGATGCTGCAGAAAATCGACCATTTGGTTTGCGGTGTAAGCCAAAGCTCTCTCCGCAGACAGATCGATGGTTTCGTTTTCCGCATCGGGATTTGCCTTCTTACGCAGATGCTCCTGCACCGTCTTTGTGGTATACTGCCCGCCGTTCAGGTAACTGGTGGTGGCGGAGATCAGTTCGTTCAGATAATTCTGATATCGAAA